AAGCTCAAGGCGCACTTTGGACTACAGCTATGTTAGAGGAAGCATCAGTTAAGCATGATGCAGTACCTGACTTAGCTCGTGTTGTTGTTGCACTTGACCCTGCTGTTACCTCTAATGCTGAGAGTGATATGACAGGTATTGTCGTTGCAGGTATTGATGTAAATGGTGTTGCTTACGTCTTAGGTGATTATACTGATAGGTTGTCACCACAGGGGTGGGCATCTAAGGCTATTGAGCTTTACCACCACTACCAAGCTGATCGTATTGTAGCTGAGGTAAACCAAGGTGGTGATATGGTTAAGACTACCATCCATGGTGAAGACGAGACAGTCCCTTATAAGGCTGTACGTGCCTCTCGTGGTAAGTTTGCTCGTGCTGAACCTATCTCAGCTTTATACGAACGTAACTTAGTCAAGCACGTAGTTAACCCCCCTGATGGGGCTTCTCTGAACGAATTAGAAACACAAATGAGAACTTGGGAACCACTAGGGTCGATTGGTTCACCTGATAGATTAGATGCCCTTGTGTGGGCTATTACAGACCTCTCACTCAACGGATACACTAAGCCCAAACTGACCCTCGCTTATAGTAGTGCTAAGGGACTTTCACGCTAGATGCTATCGCATCGCTAATTACAGAAGCATATTATCATGGTCAAGAAACTCTCGGAATCAGCCGCTAAAGCTACCCTTGGTGTAGCAGGTGACAATACAACTAACGGTCAAATCCGTGCTGACGAGTTCCTCCCAGAGCTTCGTGGCAAGAAGGCCATTCGTAAATACCGTGAGATGCGTGACAACGATAGTACCATTGGTGCTGTCATGTATGCAGTTGAGCAAATCCTTCGTGATGTAGAGCTTAAGGTCAAGCCAGCTAACGACAGTGATGCAGCTAAAGCTGAGAAAGACTTTGTTCTTAGTATCTTTGATGACATGGATCATTCGCTTGATGACCATATCGCTGAGGCTATCTCCAACTTGTCGTATGGCTTTAGCTGGAACGAGGTCGTTTACAAGCGCCGTGTTGGTCCTACTGAGAGATCACCTAAGAAACGGTCTAAGTACACAGATGGTCGTATTGGTGTCCGTAAGATTGCTGCTCGTGCGCCTTGGACTATCTCTAAGTTCGACGTTGACCAGAAGACTGGCGAGGTCTTAGGTGTTGAGCAAGAAGTCGGGTTCATGGGTGGTAAGAACTACATCCCCACGAACAAGTCTTTGTACTACCGCACTACCAGCCTTAATGGTGACCCATCTGGTCGTTCTATCCTTCGTAATGCTTACACGTCTTATGAATACCTGAATAACCTCCAATCTATTGAGGCTATTGCAGTTGAACGTGAACTTGCTGGTATTCCTGTTGCTCGTATTCCTGCTGAGTACCTCTCAGGTGATGCTTCCGCAGCACAGTCAGGCTTTGTAGCTAACCTACAGCAGATTCTCCGTGATGTTAAGTTCAACGAGCAAGGTTACATCGTTCTTCCGTCAGATACCTACCCTGACAAAGATGGTGCGCCTACAAGTCAGAAACTCGTTGACATTGAGCTTATGTCGTCAAGTGGTAGTCGTAACATTAACATTGACCCTATTGTTCGTCGCTATCAGCATGATATTGCTCGTTCTATGCTTTCTGAGTTCCTTCTACTTGGTTCGCAGGGTGGTTCATACGCTCTCTCCAAGTCGAAGACAGACCTGTTCCTCCGTGCGCTTGAGAGCTACATCCAAGCAATCGTAGATGTTCTCAACAAACAGTTGGTCGAGCGTCTGTGGGAGTTGAACGGTCTGAGCTATGACCTGATGCCAACTATTGAAGCTGGTGATGTCGCTCCACACGATCTTCGTGAGATTGCAGCCTTCCTGCGTAACCTTAATGGCGCAAACATTGACGTTAGCAGTCACCCAGAGGTTATTCAAGACCTCATGGACATTGCTGAACTTGATTATGATCCTGACGTTGGTACACAGGCTACTACAGACGATGAGGAGCAAGAGTAATGGCAACCTTAGCAAATACAGTCTTAGACAACGGGTTGTCAACCTTGACGACAAACGGTACTCGTATTGACATTTGTACCGATGAACCCACAACGTATGCAGAAGCTACTTCTACTTACACCTTGGGTAACGGTACTATCACTACAGCTTCACCTACTGACCGTGTTGGCGGTGGACGTGAGGTTGTAGTAGGTTCAGTATCTGATGCACCTGTTACAGCAACAGGAACCGCAGCCTTCTACGCTGTCACTAACGGTTCTGATACGTTGTATGCCACGGGTAGCTTGAGTACAACTCAATCTGTCGCTAACGGTAACACATTCTCTCTTGGTTCATTTTCTATCGGTATCCCTGATCCTGCATAAAAGGGGGTTAGGCTATGGCGGTTTTAGAACCACTTGATATTCTCACAGGCCCACCTCAGTCAACATCTGTTGATGACACTCGTTTAACTGACGATAGTTATGTAATCGACTGGTACACATATTTCTATGCACCAGACGTAACTCTGACACAAAACCACAGTTTAGGTGTTTTAGCTATACTGTCAGGTCAACCAGTTGTTTCTACTGTTGGGTTAATACAAAACTATAACATACAAGCTAACGATGTTGAGGCTAGTTCCCCTGTAGTATCTTCTACAGACTTGGTTGAAGACTACAGTTTGTTAGCTGATGGCTTTATTACAGAGCAACCAGTTGTTCCCTCAGTTTCTATGACTGAGGCAGAGAACCTCTTAGCGGACAGTATAACAACAGGTACACCAGTCGCTAAGGATGTAACCCTATCTCAGAGTTACACTCTCATTGCTGCTGACATAGTTACCCGCCGCCCCGAAGTTGAAGCTGCTGTTGATCCTAATGCTATCATAGCTAAAGAAATAGAGGAAATACAACAAATGTTTGGTGGTTGGAACAGACGTATATACGAAGTACCAGATGGTCGTCTCGTTCAAGCTGAACGTGAGATACAGGCTACCTTCGGTGATGTAGTATCTATCGACAAGAAGGCCAAGAGCCTCCTTAAGTTTGGTAAGTCTGCTGAGTTATCTGCTGATACGATGGAAACTATTTGGTCGTTGGGCGGAAATGAGACTTACGTGCAGGATAACCTGATTGACAGTATCGTTTCTTCTGGTGCTGCTGACAACGAAGAGATTTACATTGAGTGTCACACTGTCGAAGGTACAGGGGCTGACCAGAAGTTTACCTTTCTGACACAGACGGTAACTCTGGATGGTCAGAATAGAGTTCCTCTACCAACTCCTGTAGCTCGTGTGTCAACAGCATACAACAACAACGGTACAGAGCTTACGGGTTCAGTCTATGTGTACCAAGAGACACCTCTGACGAATGGTGTACCTCAAGACCTCACTAAAGTCCACGAACATATCCCACAAGGTTTTCAACAGTCGTTCAAGGCTGCAACAACCTTTAGTGACGAAGACTACTACGTTCTAACAGGTGGGTTCGGTTCTGTATCTAACAAACAAGCTGCAAGCGTTGATTTCTACCTTGAGGTAAGGACCGCAGGTAAGGTCTTCCGTCAAGGTGCTGCTGTTAGCGCAAGCTCTACTGGTGGTTCATGGGACATTAACCTTGACCCCTGTATCATCATTCCCAAGAACGCTGACATACGAATTACTTGCGAGACCTCTACCCAAGGTGCTGTCGTATTTGGAAGTTTCAAAGGGTATCTAGCAAAGGTTATCGGATAATGTCAAAGACTGGCCTCAAGAATAAGATGGAAGCCCACAACAAGAAGTCTAAGCATAAAGTAACTATGCGTATGCTTCAAGCTGTCTATGACCGTGGTGTTGGTGCTTACAAGACTAACCCCTCAAGTGTTCGTCCTAATGTTAAGTCACCTGAGCAATGGGCTATGGCTCGTGTCAACAGCTTTCTTAAGATTGTCACGGGGGCTAAGAAGCCTAACCACGACAAAGACCTGTTACCTTCGTCTCACCCATCCTCAACTAAGAAGTCTGTCGCTAAGGCACAATACGCCAACGACATCTTTACCACTGAGATGGAAGCTCGTTCCCGTAGCATGGACATGGGACTTGAGGGTAAGATACACGTTCACGACTATGATGGTCAAGCTGTTTATATGCCAGCAGAGAGCCATACAGCCTACCTAGAGCACTATCAGCAAGGCGAGGCCATAGAAGAGGAAGAAGATGCCTCAGTGGACCGCATAGAGGCTCTCAGGGCTATCGTAGCTGAGGTACTCAAGACTGACTTCGCTAAGGCTGAGTATCAAGGCAAAGAAGTCACTCTGAATAAACCTCGTCGTACCCAAGGCGGCAACAAGAAGTTTGAAGTGTTTGTCATGGACGGCGACAAGGTTAAGCGAGTTACATTCGGTGATCCTAACATGGAAATCCGCCGTGATGACCCAAAGGCTCGTGCTAATTTCCGCTCCCGTCATTCATGCGACACTAAGAACGACAAAACAAAGGCTGGCTACTGGTCATGCCGTATGTGGGAGGCAGATACTTCTGTAAGTGATATGACTAAGAGCATTGAAGGTAAAATCCTTAAGACCGACGACGAACAACGTATGGTCTACGGCTGGGCCTCAGTAGTAACCGAAAAGGGTGAACCTGTAGTAGACCGCCAAGGTGATGTTATCGAAGCTGACACTTTGGTGAAAGCTGTAAACGAATTTATGGAGCATGTGCGTGTAGGTAAGGCCATGCACACAGGGGATCAAGTGGGTACAGTAGTACACTCACTCCCAGTCACCAAAGAGATTGGTGAAGCTCTAGGTATCCAGTCTGACCGTGAAGGATGGGTCGTTGCTTATAAAGTATTCGATGACGCTATCTGGGATATGGTTAAGTCTGGTGAACTCGCTGCGTTCTCGATTGGTGGACGTGCTATGAAAGAGGAGATTTAATCTTGCCTAACCTCCTAAAAAACTTGCACCTTGAGGAACTTTCCCTAGTGGATCGTCCAGCCAATGCACAGGCAATGGTTAGCCTCTTCAAGCGTGACAATTCTGTTGAGGACATCAATAAAATGACAGATGAAATGGAAGCCAAAGTTAAGGCGTACATGGAAGAAAAAGCGTGTGGTAAAGAAGAAGCTATGAAAGCTCTTGGTTACGACATGGAAAAAGCTGCTGAGGAAGTAACAGAAGAAGTTGTTACTGAGGAAGTAGACAAAGCTGAGGAAGCTACTGCTGAGGAGATCGACCTAGATACTCTTAAGGCTGATGTAGAAACACTCAAAGCTGAGAACGAGCGCCTTCGCAAAGGTCTCATTGACAACGGTTATATCATCAAGTCTGACGCTATCGAAAAGAAAGCAGAAGTCGAGATGATGGACATTGAAGGCGAGATGGTCGCTAAGTCTGACATCCCTGCCCCAGTCCTTAAAGCTCTGGAAGCTGCTGCTGTTGAGAAAGCTGACGTTGAACTGACTAAACGTGCTGGTGAAGCACTGCCTCACTTCGACATCTCTGTAGCTAAATCTCTGGTTGCTAAGTTTGCAGAAGAAGAAGCTATTATGGAAGCATTGAAAGCTGCTGACGCTGCCTTTGAAGCCTCTATGCAAGAATTTGGTAAGTCCGATGTAGACGGTGAGTTCGCTACCTCTGCCGACAAACTGGATGCTCTCGTGAAGTCCTACATGGACGACAACCAACT